GCAACAGGAATCACAGCATCTCGCGCCGAATTTATGAGTGTGCCAACGTGCGCGCGCGCTCGCGGCATTATTAGCTCATCAGTCTCATCGATTCCGCTCAAGGTTCGCACAAAGGCCGATGGTGCTCGCGTTGAGACTCCGCCGAAAGTAATTAACCAACCAGATCCACGCGTTCCCGGATCTGCGACTTATGCGTGGCTCTGCGAAGATTTACTCTTGCACGGTTATGGGTATCTCAGAATTTTAGAAATTTATGCAGACACATATCGCATTAGAAGCGCAGAGCGCATAGATCCAACTCGCGTTGCAATAAATACAAATGCGCGCGGAACAGAGATTGAGTATTACACAGTGGACAACGTGCCAGTTCCCAATGAAGGCGTTGGAAGTTTGGCAGTTTTTTTTGGAAATGATGAAGGAATACTCAACAGAGCTGGTCGCACAATAAAAGCCGGTGCAGAGTTAGAGCGCGCGGCAGTTATGTATGCGCGCGAGCCAGTGCCGACAATGGTTTTAAAATCTAACGGCACAGCTCTTCCTGCAGATCGCATCGCAAAACTTCTTGAGTCGTGGGGTACGGCAAGGCGTAATCGCTCAACGGCTTTTCTTAATGCCGATGTAACTCTTGAAACTTTAGGCTTTGATCCGGAGAAGTTACAGCTCAATCAAGCTAGATCCTACGTTGCAACGGAGCTTGCTCGAGCTTGCGGCATTCCTGCCTATTACGTCGATGCAGAATCAGGATCGAGCATGACCTACTCCAACGCATCATTGGCGAGGCAATCTTTGCTCGACTTCTCACTGCGCCCAATTATGACGAGCATTGAAGAGCGTCTATCAATGACAGGCATGGCCAATGATTTCGTGCCAGCCAGTCAAGAAGTCAAGTTTGATCTCGATGATTACTTGCGTGGATCAGCAAAAGAACGCGCAGATGTGTACAAAATACTTTATGACATAGGTGCAATTACGTCCGATGAAATACGAATGGAAGAAGAGATGATCCGATGAAAGAAATCAAAATAACTCCGATGAATATCGATTTCTCAATTAAAGTTACGGCCACAGACTTTCCCAAGCGCGAAATCTCTGGACGCATTGTGACGTGGAATGAGACTGGCTCAACAAGTGCCGGTGAGACTTTATTCAAAGAAGGCTCAATTACTTTTGGCAATAGCACAAAGCTTCTTTTGGAACATCGACGTGAATCTCCAATCGGATTTCTTAAGAGCTACAAAGTCGGATCAGAAGGCATCGATGCCGTGTTTTCGGTCGGCAATACAACGGCTGGCAACGATAGTTTAGTCGAGGCAAGTACCGGACTGCGTGATGGATTTAGCGTGGGAGTAATGGCAGAAAAGTACAAGAATGTCGATGGCGTTCTTGTTATTAGTGCATCAACTTTGAAAGAAGTCTCACTTGTAACAGATCCAGCGATAGCCAGCGCAAAAGTCAGCGTGGCAGCAAGTGAAAATGAAGATTCTGATTCCGATGTGGAAACAGATGTAATTCCAACAATCGAAGGAGAAAACGAAGTGGAAACACCATCAATCGTTCCCGAAGCAACAGCCGAAGCGGTTGAGGCTTCCATTCCAGTACAGGCAGAGGCAACTCGCCCGTTATATTTCACAAAGCCACGTTCACCTATTGCAACTCCAGGCGCATACCTTGAGCACACAATTAAGGCGAAGATGGGCAACGAAGATTCTCGTCAATATGTAATGGCTGCAGATGATTCATTTACAACCAACCCAGCATTCTCACCAGTCTCATACATTCGCGACGTTGCTACAAACACAAACATGATTCGTCCGACAGTTGATGCTTGCGGTGGTACTCGTCCACTTAACAGCTATGGAATGACAGTATCGATTCCTAAAATCACTGCCAATAGCACAGTTGCAACAGTTGCAGAAGGCGGAGATCCAACAGGAACAACTCAGATTACTTCTGCATACATCAATGCAACAGTCATCAAGAAGGCCGGATTTCAGCGCTACAGCGTGGAGCTTCTTGACAGAAGTGATCCATCATTCTATGAAATCATGCTTCAGAATCTTCGCGATGGCTATGCTCAGGCAGTCGATGAGTATGTAATTGCTCAGATTGTCGCTGGCGGAACACAGGGCGCAACTTGTGCGGCAACTTCAGCCGGAATCATTTCATTCGTATCAGTAGAGGCCGCTGCTGCATACAATGCAACAAAGCGGACTGCAAGTGCATACGTTGCTGGAACATCACAGTGGTCACTCTTGATGGGTGCAACTGATTCAACTGGTCGTCCAATTTACAATGCTCAGCCAGTGGCACAAAATGCCGGTGGCACTGCAACTCCAACATCACTTCGTGGCAACGTGCTAGGCCTTGATCTTTATGTCGATGCCAACATGGTCTCAACAACAATCGATGAGTCAGCATTTATCATTGAGCCACGTTCAATCGAGATTTTTGAATCTCCTGCGCTCACCCTTGCCGCCAATGTTCCAACAACTGGCGAAATTGAATTGATGCTTTACGGATATGTCGCTGCTGGCGTTACTTTCGCCGGTGGACTTCGCCGCTTCAATTTAACCTGATCCACATAATCATGGGCTAGGTGCGCTCCCGTATCTAGCCCAGCAGCTCACGAAAGGAGACAGAGATGCCAGCAATCATTACCGTAGCCAGCCTTCGGACGGTTCTTGGCGTCTCTGTCTCTCTTTATTCTGATGCCTACCTTGAAGGCATTATTGACTCAGCCGAGCAAGTAATTCTGCCGCTATTAACGGCAAATCAAGCTGCAGTCGCAGGTGTTTATCTTGAAAACAATGTCGCGTATTTTGTGACTCAGCGCGCCAATACATTCGTCGCTGGGCAAAGCGTAATTGTCAGTGGTTGTGTTCCATCGACGTTCAATGGCACATTCACGGTGACATCAAATTATTATGATCCATTCTTTAATCTTCCATTTGCTTATGCTCCGGGTGAGACATTTGTATTCACTGCAGCCAAGGTAAATGCCAACATTTCATTTAGGCAAGTCATTCCTGCGGGCGTGGCTTATCTCTCCGGGGCAGACGCGGCCACGCTTTACGCAAATACCGATGCAATCGAACAAGCGGTCACTATCGTGAGCGTCGAGATTTTCCAAAGCGTGGTCGCTCCCGGCGGTCAGATTGAAGGCGTGGATTTTACGCCAAGCCCTTATCGCATGGGCAGATCTTTGATGAATCGCGTCATCGGATTGCTTAGCCCATACCTTGATGTCGAAACAATGGCGATGTAATGCCAACTCCAACAACTATTGCCATCAACTGCCGAGGCACTTTGGCTACAGCTTTAGCAGGAGTAGCCGCGTCGGTCTATAGCTCACCACCAGAGGCCGTCATTCCACCAGCTTGTGTCATCGTGCCAGATGCACCTTATTTAGAGACGACTACAATCGGTGCCAGCACGGTACGAGTGAAGATTAACTTCGTGGTTACTGCCGCCGTTGCCTATAACAACAACGCAGGATCACTGGACAATCTTGAGCAACTTATTATTAGCATCATGCAAGCGATGCCCACTGGCTACGTTGTCGGAGACGTTCAGCGTCCGACAATTCAATCAGTCGGAGCATCGAGTCTATTAGTGGCGGATCTCGCGGTCAGCACTTACTACACACAACAATCAATCTAAGGAGACAGAGAAATGCCAACAACAATCGTCACCGGTCGCGACATAACCTTCACCCTTGCGACTGTAAACTATGACGCACAGACAACAGCGGTCACGCTAGTTAATGCGCCAGTTATCACTACTTATCAAACACTCGATGGAAAAGCCTATAAGCACATCGATGATCAGTGGACACTTAACATCGAGCTTCTCAATGATTGGGGCGCAACTTCGTCATTATCTGAGGCGATGTGGACTGCATTCACTTCTGCTCCTAACACTGCACTCGCTTTCGTGCTACTCACTGCAACAGGTGCGTCATTTGCTGGAAACGTCTTTCCAGTGGCTCCAACTGCTGGCGGAGCTGCACCGGACGCGCAGACAGACACTTGGACGATGCTTTGCTCAACCACACCAGTCTTGACTATCAGTTAAACAAAATAGAAACGGGAGCACACAATGAAACTACCAATCACTATCGAATACACATCAGGCGAGTTCGGTACATATACCGCTCAGCCGCCAGAGTGGGCGAAGTGGGAAAACAAGACGGGGCTCACAATCTCGCAAGCGCAGGAAAAGATTGGCATTTCGGATCTTCTCTTTCTTGCGTGGAATGCGATGAAGCGCGAATCTGGTGGCAAGCTCGTCAAGGGCTATGAAGTCTGGTGCGAGACAGTTGCAGATGTGACAGTCGGTGAAGTAGCCCCAAAAGCTACGCCGCCGGAAGCGTAAATCGGATCCTTGTCGATCTAGCAATAGCGACAGGGATACCGATGAGCGAATGGATCACGGCGGAGCAGATCTATACGGCGATGGAGATATTGGAGACACAGAATGAGCGACAGCGTTGAGATTGCCTACGATAAGGCAGATCTACGCCGCGTTCTAAGCGCATTTAAGGCCATGAGCGAAGAGGCCACAATTCAGGCTAAGCAAGAATCGTCAGCTCTGGCAGAGTACGTTCAATCCAAAATTGTGGACGCGGCTGCAACACGTGGCACAGGTGCAATTCGTGTCGCGTTGGGTGCGCGCGTTTCCAAGTCAAGCAAAATTGGCGAAATTTCATTTGGCTTTGCTTCGCAGAAATTCAGCGGCGGCGGCACAACTCAGCAACTATGGGGCGGCCTAGAATTCGGCTCAAACACTAAAAAGCAATTCCCAATATGGTCGGGCAAACAAGGTCGCGGATCTCGTGGTTGGTTTATTTATCCGACACTGCGCGAAATACAGCCAGAGCTCATAGAAAAGTGGGAGTATGCATTCGATAAGATATTGAAGGAGTTTTAATGGCTGGACAAAGTAGGACACTCAAGCTTTCAATTCTGGCCGATGTCGATCAACTTAAAAAATCACTTGCATCGGCTAATGGCGACGTTGAAGATTCATCGAGCAAGCTAGGCGAGTTTAGCAAAAAGGCAGGGCTGGCATTCGCAGCAGCGGCAGCAGCCGCCGGAGCCTACGCAATCAAACTTGCAGTCGATGGAGTCAAGGCGGCCATCGAAGATGAGGCCGCACAAGTCAGACTGGCCACAGCTCTTAAGAATGCAACTGGCGCGACCGATGACATGATTAAGTCAGTCGAGCAGCAAATTTTGAAACAATCTTTAGCGACAGGTGTGGCTGACGAAAAATTAAGGCCAGCCCTATCTCGCTTGGCTCTCTCAACTAATGATGTCACCAAGGCTCAGGATCTTCTCACTCTCGCGCTCGACATATCTCAGGCAACAGGCAAAGGACTCGATGCCGTTGCTAACTCTCTAGGCAAGGCATACGACGGCAACACGGCAGCCCTTGGCAAGTTAGGTATTGGATTATCTGCCGCCGAATTGAAAACAATGACATTTACAGAAGTGCAAGGCAAGCTCTCGGATCTATTCGGTGGATCAGCAGCAGCCAACGCAGAGACATTTGCTGGACGATTGCAGATTCTCAAAGTAACCTTCGATGAAGCAAAAGAATCAGTCGGCGCAAAGCTTCTGCCAATTATCCAGAAGCTTGTCGAGTTTGTTGTCAATGAAGTCGTGCCAGCACTTGGCAAGTTTGCACAGTTCTTTAAGCCAATTACTGATGCGATAGCGGCCAACAAAGAAGAGTTCGCAACATTCATTGCATTTATTCAAAAGTATGTCGTGCCAGTGCTGGTCAATGTGCTTGGCGGTGCGTTCAAGGTTGTCGGAGAAATTGCCGGTGGTGTCATAAATGTCATCGGAGCAGTGGTGGGCGGCCTCAACACTTTGATTGCTGGAGCAGTTGCAGGAATCAACGCACTTATTCGAGTCTATAACTCAATCCCATTCTTACCCAATGTCGGACTCATCTCAGCCCCATCGATTAGCGTTCCAAGCGTCTCGGTGCCAAGCGTTGGCGCAGTTTCGGCGGTTCCAAAAGTTGTTGTGCCATCAGTATCCGGCGGTAGTGGATCGTCGATTTCTGCCATTGTCGGCACAGGGTTATCAGCAGGATTGAACACGTCCGATGCGATGTTCGGCGGACGATTAGGATCAGGATCAGCAGGACTTGCGACGTCCGATGCGATGTTCGGCGGACGATTAGGATCAGCACCGACTATCAATCTCACGGTCAATGGCGCAATTGATTCTGAAGGCACAGCTCGCACAATCGTAAACACACTCAATGACTCTTACTATCGCGGAACGGGCGGCGGCGGTCAGCTCATAACAGCTCCACAAGGCTTCTTCTAATGACTCAATGGGCTCCAGTCTGGCGAGTTAAAATTGATGGCACTGATGTCACCGATTCGGTCATCGCCAATCTAACAATTACGTCAGGTCGCACCAATATCTACACACAGGCGCAAGCCGGTTATTGCTCCATCACGTTGATCATCTTTGGTCAGGCGGCTCTGCCCTATGAAATCAACAACTCACTTTCCATTGAAGTCCAAAATACATCGGCCGTGTATGTGCCAATCTTTGGCGGCTCCGTCGTGGACATCTCGGTCAGCGTCTCGCAGGTCGGCTCTAGTGCTTACACTCAGGAAGTCACCATCACGGCTCTAGGAGCCCTTGCAAGGCTCCAAAAGGCACTCACAGACGGAGTCTTGACACAGGACTTTGATGGCAATCAGATTGAGACAATCCTGCGAGAAGTGCTCTTTGCACAATGGCAACAAGTTCCAGCCGCGCTCCAGTGGAATACCTATGATCCGACGACCACGTGGGCTAATGCTGGCAATACTGGACTCGGCGAGATAGATACTCCGGGCAATTATGAGCTGGCACAACGGGCATCAGATCGCACAGTCGTTTATGACCTAGTTGCAGCTCTGGCCACATCTGGACTCGGATACCTGTATGAAGATGCTCAAGGACTTATCTCATACGGTGACTCTACGCATCGAACAACTTATCTAGCCACATACGGATACACCGATCTCACGGCAAATCAAGCGCTAGGTCAAGGCATCACAATTAAGACAAGGGCAGGAGATGTCCGAAATGACTTGACTATAAGATTCGGCACAGCATCGGCCAGTGAAGTCAGCGACACCGATGAGGCATCGATTGGTCTTTACGGCAATTTGGCACAGATTATTACGACCACTATTAAACACTCAGCCGATGCCACATCTCAGGCCGCTTTTTATCTAGCCCTTCGCGCCTATCCACAGCCAATCTTTGACTCAATTACTTATGCGCTTACCAATCCAGAGCTCGACAATGCCGATCGTGATGCGCTTATCAATATCTTCATGGGGCAGCCCATAGCACTTAATGACCTTCCGTCAAATATGTCATCGGGAGTCTTCCAAGGATTCGTCGAAGGCTGGACGTTCCGCGCGTCCTACAATCAGCTTGCAATTACTCTTTTAATGTCGCCACTGGCTTATTCACTGCAAGCCATGCGATGGAATGACGTGCCAATAGTGGAGCAGTGGAATACCGTGTCGCCGATTTTAGAGTGGCAATATGCCACAATAGTCTCATAACGAAAGGGAACAAGAATGGCTAATCCGACAACAAACTATGGCTGGCCGATGCCAACGGCTACCGATCTAGTTACCGACCTTCCGGCCGACTTTGCTGCATTTGGTCAACCGGTCGATACATCTCTAAAAGCTTTGAATCCAGAGACAACTCTTGGAGATATTGCTTATCGATCTGCGACATCAAATACCAACACGCGTCTAGGTATTGGCACAAATGGTCAAGTTTTAGCAGTGTCGGGTGGAGTGCCAGCTTGGACAACAACGGCAGATGTCACGCCACTAACAACTAAAGGCGATCTATTTACCTTTACAACAGTTGATGCTCGTATCGGGGTCGGAGCAAATAATACAGTCCTTACAGCCGACTCAGCCGAAGCAACAGGATTAAAATGGGCGACACCTGCAAGCGGCAGTATGACATCCATAGCATCAGGTAGTTTATCAGGAAGTTCCTTGGCCCTAACTAGCATTTCAGGTTCATATAAAAATTTAGTTTTACTTTTATTAAATCCTTCTTACGCTGGCACGGTCACGGATTTTTATATTACCGCCAACTCAATTACAGACTATTCTTGGCAGCGTACGGCTAACACGGCTGGCACAGTATCGCAAGACGGCAATGGCGGTTATACAAGTTTTAACACGACAACAAGTAACGCACGAAATACACAAACAGGCTCTTTTGCTATGTATACGATTTACAATTATGCAGACACTACGGCATATAAAAATATGACCTGCAATATTGCATACACCAACACCACTCCCGCTTTTGTAAATGTGGCAACAACTGGATACATTAAATCAGTTGCGGCTATTACATCACTTACTCAAACTGTCGCAGGCACAACCTTTGCAGGCGGCACCTACATACTTTACGGAGTCTCATAATGATAATTGAGCATAATGTTACTACTGGCGAAATTGTTGAACGCGAAATGAACGCAGATGAAGCTAAACAAGTAGCTAGCACCGAGGCCAAACGTCAAGCGCAAGCCGATCTAGATGCACAAGCCGCTACCGACAAAGCAGCCCTACTAGCCAAAATGGGCTTAACTGCCGATGAAGCCAAGCTTCTCTTATCCTGACGGCACTGCCGCGCGGATTATTGAAGTTGCACTGGCCGAAATCGGCACAGTAGAGACTGGCGATAATCTAACCAAGTACGGCAAATTTACAAAAGCCGATGGTCTGCCATGGTGTGGATCATTCGTGAATTGGTGCTTTGACCAAGCTGGTGTCAAGATTCCATCGATGGTCTCAACGGCTGCCGGTGCTCATAAAATGAAAGAGCTCGGCCGATTCTTTGAAGCTGCGCCAGCGCTTGGCGACTTATGCTTCATGGACTTCCCACATGATGGCATCGATCGGATTTCACACATCGGCATCGTGGTCAAAGTTGGCCAGAGCAGTGTGCTTTGCATTGAAGGGAACACGTCAGGCGATGGAGATCAGCGCAATGGCGGAATGGTTATGCTCAAGCGCCGCTATATTGGCAAGGAGATAGTGGGTTTCGCTCGCGCTCGATTGGTTACTTATGCAGGAGACTATCCAGTGGTCGAGCCACTTCCACAGGCAAAGCCGAAAAAGGAGAAAAAGAAATGACACAATTTAAGGCAATCGCGGCATCATGGGTTAGAAGTTCAGTTGCAGGAGCTCTAGCCGTTTATTTAAGCGGCAATCAGGATCCAAAAGCTTTAGCGATGGGGCTAGTGGCTGGCATTGTTCCAGTATTAGCAAGATGGGCTAATCCGAACGACATTAACTTCGGCCGCCAGAAGTGAGTATAGGCGAATGGACGGCGGTGGGTGGGCTTGTTATTGCGGTGCTCACTGCCATCTATTCGTCGATGCGATTCATGGTGAAGTCGATCATGCGCGAGTTACAGCCCAATGGTGGCAACTCACTCAAGGATCAAGTCTCACGCATTGAGTCACGTCTAGACACATTGATTTTAGAAATAGCCTTGAAAAAATGAGAGACAATTCAGCACATGAGCAAGTTGCGGTAATTCTAGCCAAGGGTGCGGTTGCTTTGATTATGATTATTGCAATTGGTGCATTTGGTCGTTCATTTTATCTTGCGATTGTTACAGAAGGCCATCAAAATATACCAATAAGTGATGCTGCAACACAATTATTGACAGCACTTGGATCGGCTTTGGTTGGTGGTGCAGTTGGTTTCGTAGGTGGCTCAGCTCCACAATTTAAGGAACAAGACACGCCGAAGCCTACGCCTAAGACTTGAATATGTCGGCCATCAATGTCACTCTTGTTCTGGGAGCATAGACAAGGCTCTCACGGGAGCAAAAAATGAATGAAGCATCAATTATCATAATGATGGGCATCGCTGGATTCTTATGGGCGGTGGCCGCGTACACAGTGGGAGTCAAGGAAGGCGAGCGCAAGGGCTATGCCAGAGGCCGAGCAGTTGGCCGTCACGCATCATCAAGGGAAGTAACTCAATGAGCTTCTTAGATAATTACGAAGATGTAGCTACACGGATCCAGCGATTCTGGGCTACATATCCAAACGGTCGCATCGAGACGAATATCTTGGACTTCAACGCCGAGAAAGGTTATGTGCTAGTCCAGTGTCGAGTCTGGCGAGATATCGAAGATTTACACCCTGCCGGAACAGACATCGCATTCGGCAACGTTGCTACTTACAATATCCAAATGAAAAAATTTTTCTGCGAAGATACTTCGACAAGCGCGATCGGTCGTTGCATAGGCCTAGTTTTAGGCTCAGATAAGCGTCCTACTGCGCAAAATATGGCGCAGGTTGAAAACATCGATGCAAAGATTGTCGCAGCTAGTGCCGATGATTATGATCCTTGGACTGGCATGAATGCAGTTAAGCCAATCAGCGATGTGATTCCTGGAGTCGCAGAAGCTTTAACTGGCAACGCGACAGATCCGACTCCACGATGTAACCATGGGGCAAGAGTCTGGAAAACTGGCGAAAAAAATGGCAAAATCTGGGCTCATTACAAGTGCCAAGAGGCCAATCGAGCGAACCAATGTCCGCCAATCTGGTACGTCGTTGGCAGCGATGGCAAGTGGAAGCCTCAAGTCTGATGTGCGCCAAGTGCGAAATTGAGTGCAAACACTGCGAGCGTTTAGCAAAAGAAAAGCAATAATGGGCGACATTGAAATCCACACGGCCGAAGGCTGGGTCAAGCTTAATGAGATTATGCAAGGCCAAGAGACTTGCACAGTCTGCCTAGAAGTTGAAGGCGCAGAAGGTGCTGGCTATGTCAAGTGCGACCCACCAGAGCTCATGATTTATCTATGCCGAGCGTGTAGGCCAGAATGATCAAGATGCACATGAGCGCCGCCGATGAGTGGGCTATCCACGAAAGGGCAAGCCATGTTGTCTTTGCTACTGATGGCAATCTTGGCACAATCCAGTATTACAACAAGCTCAACAACTTCGAACGAGTTGTCGAATACGCAGAATCCATAGCTGCCGAGTTATGCGTAGCGCGCTACTTTGGGCTCGACTTTGACATCAGTGCATCACAGGGCAAGCGCAACGCAGACGTAGGCAAGGGCATCGAAGTTAAGTGGACGGCCTACGTTGGCGGCAATCTGATCATCAGCCCTGCCGATCGTGAGAGCGATGTAGCAGTGCTAGTCGTTGGAAAGTCGCCGGAGTATTTCATCGCTGGCTGGCTACCGGTGAGCTTTGCCAAGCGCAAGCGATTTAAGAATCCACGCCAAGATACTTGGTGGGTAGATCAAAGCAATCTCAATCCAATTGAAAATCTAACTCGGAGTGAGTATGCGGCTACTGCAATTTGATTGCTCTATCTGCGCCAAGCTTTACGGAGATGGGCGAAAGATGCATGGGCTAACTAAGAGCTCAGAGTTAACGCTCAATGAGTGGTTCACTCAATGCTCTGGGTGCGGTGCATTTGGTATTAAGATTATCGATGATGAGATGGTGGCTGGCCTTGAATAGTTATCCACAGGCCTATCCACAGGTAGATGTGGACAAGGCGACACACCGATTCCAATCCTTGACAAGATCTATGTCTATCTGGCTATACTTAAAAGATATATATATCTTAATAAAAGATAAAGAAAAAAAGAAAAAAGAAAATAACTTAAATACTTATAAAAGCGTCATAGTTCTGTCAATTCTCATATTGACCACAATGCCGGTAAATGCGGCTAAGGCAGTAGAGCAAAGCGATTTACTTAAGCTTTATGCCCATTCAAGGATTATTAACTATGAGCAATTCAAATGCTTTGATGCGTTGATAACTAAGGAAAGCAACTGGAGAGTCGATGCTAGGAATGGATCTCATTACGGTCTAGGCCAGATGCGAAATGCTAAGTACCGGAAACTTGATGGTTTTACTCAGGTTGATTGGTCTATCCGATACATCACGAAGCGTTATGGTTCGATGTGTAATGCATGGAGATTCTTCAAGGATAAGGGCTATCACTGATGGGAACGCAAAGTGCAAGGGCTAACGGTGGCACTCGACTCTGGTCGAAGATAAGACTGCGCATCTTGATTCGTGATGGCTATTGCTGCCAGTATTGTGGATCAGAAGATGCAACGACTGTTGATCATGTGCTACCAATAAGCAAGGGCGGCACCGATGATCCGGATAACCTTGTCGCAGCTTGTACTAGGTGCAATTATTCGAAAGGAAACAGAATGGGTCAGTTTTTTGGACAGCCAAGGACAC